AAATACCAATAGAGTACGATTTGACTATGACAGGTGGCAATTCAATGAAAGCTGCTCTGACAGGTAGACGGTTTGTTCGTGATGATGTTGTTAAAACAGCTGAAGCGACTAGAGATAATGTTAAGAGACAAATAGAAGTATTTAAAGAAATGGGTTCAACAACTAAAGTAATGTTGATTTCTCAAGGTCAAGATGTTGATTCTTGGAGAAAATATATTGAAGTAATATGTGCCGGTTTAGATGATGAAGAAATAGAACAAATGTGTACAGGTATATGTTTGGGATCACAATGTAATGGTAATCACTTCGCTCATAGAATGGAAATGATATACTCAGCAAGAGAGTATCAAGTGCCAGATTCATTGAGAAAGAACATACATTTACTAGGCGTAGGCAATCCAAATGCTCTCATGCCGTTCATAGTGTCTCCTAGGTACTTTGATTTCATAGATAATCTATCTTATGATTCTAGTTCACATGCTTCATCTTGGTTCTTTTCAAGATACAGAGACAAGAATTATAATCAAATAACACTAGAAGCTCCGTTTAGAACTCAGAAACTATTATCAGATATTGTACAGAACGATTTGAAACCTGTAATAGATGATATTTTAAATGATCATACAGAAGCTTTCGCTGAGTATGGTGTTTGTAATTCACAGTTTATTATTGATGAAGCGACTAAATGGTCTATTTTCAATAAAGACAAAGAGCGTAAGTTTATTCGACCTGGTGGAGAAGACGCTTACAGATTATTAGTATGGTATTGGGTTACGAATACTGTTCAACATTTTATGGACGAGATTCATAGAAGACAAGAAAATCCACATGATGTAACAGGATTATCGACAATTACAAATTATGACGAATTTATGAGAAATTGGTTACCAAGACAAAGAGCGCCTCAAAAAGTTCCTGAGTATTGGCCAACAGCGTTGGACGTATAATGGAAATACTTAATTTGATTTTTGCAGGAATAATACTAGTAGTTTCCGGTTGGTTCGCATGGGAAAGTTCAGTAATGATATCTGAAAAGAAAGCTAGACAAAAAGCTGGTACACATGATTATTATGATAATGTAATTGAAAAACAAGAAAAGAAAAAATGAAAGAATTAAAAGACAATAAAGTTTATTATAGTTGGGAAGACTATAATAAAGATATGAAAAGTATCGAATGGTTAAAGTTTGATCATGTCGTAGCTATTTATAGAGGTAGCCTAGGAATGGGAGCCCACATATCAAATGTAAAAAATGTACCACTATCCATTGTAGGATTTCAAACGAGAGACGGAAAAGATAAGAAACCTTACTGGATACATGACGCGACAGAAATGGAACACAAAGGACCCTATCATAATGGAGCCAAAATATTAATTGTTGACGATATTTATGATACAGGTCATACAATGAATACTGTAATGGAGTTTGTGAAAGTGGCGAGAAAGAAACCTTCAGCTTATCCAATGGTTTTTGGGTATTGTTTGTTCGGAAAAGTAAACGCTAAAAATATTGTTTATAGTCAAGAACATGATGGCTCCTGGATCGTGTTTCCATGGGAGACATTAGATGAATCCATTTGAGTTTTCCAATTCAATAACCTATACTAAACAAGACATTATGAATGATCTTAATGAGAAGGAGTACGCTCCTTTTCTGGTCAATAGAGCATTATCTTACCACCAAGATTGTATACTGTATGCGAATGAAATGAATCGTAGATTTGATATTTCTCACAGGCTACAATACCATTATTTACTAAATACAATTAGAAAGAGAAAGAGGTTTGCCAAATGGAGTAAACCCGAACTAATTGACGATTTGAAAATCGTTATGGAATATTATTCAGTATCTAGAGGGAAAGCAGAGGAGTATTTGAACATACTAAATAAATCTGGAATCAAAACTCTCAAGAAACGGATGAACAAAGGTGGAAAAAGTGAGTTATGATATAGAGAATATGTTAGAGATATCTTTTACGGAAAATGATGATTTTCTAAAGATAAGAGAAACATTAACTAGAATCGGAGTAGCGTCAAGAAAAGACAAGACATTGTATCAATCATGTCACATTCTACATAAACGAGGTAAGTATTATCTAGTTCATTTTAAAGAATTGTTTGCGTTAGATGGAAAAGAATCCACTATAAGTGAAAACGATTTAGCGCGAAGAAACGCTATAGCCAAATTATTAGAAGAATGGGGATTATTAAAAATAATAGTCTCAGAACAAGCATCAACCCCTTTAGCCCCAATGAGTCAGATTAAAGTACTACCACACAAAGAAAAAAGTGAATGGTCTTTAGTCGCTAAGTACAACATTGGGACAGCTAAATGAGTAAAGTAGACTTACTACACACAAAACAAAAAAGAGTATTATTCGCGAAGTTCGCTAAGATGGCTTATAAACCAATAGCAGAAACTAGAAATTTCGCCAAGAAGAACGGATTCACAAAAACAGTTTTAACAGATATTGAAGGAGCTCAAGTATACTTCTTCAATAGTAAAACTGATATCGTCATAGCAGCGAGAGGTACACAACCATCAGAGTTGAATGATCTCTATGCTGATTTAGAAATATTTAAAGCTGATTCAGTCACTGGTTATAAAGTTCATCAAGGATTCAAAGAAGAAGTAGATAAAGTCTATGAACAAGTTCTAGCTTTAGTAGAACAACATCACGACAAACCAGCAACTAAGAAAATATGGGTCTGTGGACATTCATTAGGTGGAGCCATGGCTACTATCTTGGCACAGAGATTAGAACATAAAGGAGGATTTGATGTTGATACATTATTTACTTTTGGTTCTCCAAGAGCCGGAGGTCCTAAATTCAGTGCATGGTGTAATAAGCATTTAAAACATCAAAGATTCGTAAACAACAATGATGTAGTACCCTGTATACCAACAGTATTTCGTTGGAGACATAATGGTCAATGTAATTATATAAAATCAACAGGAGAAGTAAGTAATCTTGGTCGTTGGAGTTCAGAAAGAATTCGCGACAAAGGTTGGAGCTTACTCTCATCAATATTCAAGGGTCGATTTGATCTAGTAGCAGATCATAATATAGATGATTATATCATGCATCTAGAAAACGATTCCTTTTAACTAACTAAATACTATTATGTGGTGGTTTTTATTAAAGAGTATTCTCTCCGCTGTACTTGGTAGTCAATTTTACAAATGGTATCAAGGTACGACAGTAGGTATTTGGTTTCAATCACACATAGACCAATTCATGGAATATGTATCAAATAAATATAATATTGAATTGATAAAAAAACAATCTAAATTTGAAGCGGATTATCCGTTGATGATGAAAAGAATTGAAGAACTGGAAAGAAAAATAAATGAAAAAACCGATTAAACAATTTGCCGCTTATACTAATGAAGCTGACAAAGTTGATCCATATCACTTAGTCTTATTCTCACATAATGATCCACATGACCCAAATAAAACAGGTCCACTTCTACAAGAAAACGCTAGAAAGATGAACTTAAAAGTTGACTCAGTTGACTTTCAAGGAGCTTTTCTTGATGGTGAACCCGGCAAAAGAAACATCAATACATTTCCTGTAGATAAAGATGGAGCAGTACCTAAACCAGACGCGAAGGGTGCTAATGAGTATGCTAAACCGATTCCATTAGACCCAGACAACACTTTAATTATGATGAGAGGTATTCATATACCAGGAGTCACAGGGAATCAAGCTTGGTTAGACATGGCAAAGACTTTAGAGTATGAAGGCTATACATTAATTAATTCTACAGAATGTCATCTCAACTGCTCATCAAAATGGTACAATCAAATATTATTTGAAAGACATGGAATCAGAACTCCTAAAACAGTTATAGTAGCCCACAAAGAAGGTTCTAGAGAAGCATTCGAAAAATTAGATACTAAATTTCCTCTTATTTTAAAAACATCAAACGGCTCTAGAGGAGTTGGTGTTGTTTGGGTAGAAAGTTTAAAATCATTAGAAGCGATTACTCAGTTATTATATAGAGAAAATGAATACATTGATATCTTACTTCAAGAATATATTAAAATTGATTATGATGTTAGAGTAATAGTTGTAGAAGGAGATGTAGTCGGAGCGATGAAAAGACCAGTTCCAAAAGGTGAATTCAGAAGTAATGTAGCTCAGGGTTCAGAACCAATATCACATGAACTAACAGATAGAGAAATAGAAGAATCTATTAGAGCTGCTAAGTCTGTAGGTGGATCAGTCACAGGTGTTGACTTTATGCCAGCCGAAGATAGAGAAGGAGAATCTCCATATTTTATTGAAGTTAATTCTACACCTGGATTAGTCGGTATCGAAGAAGCCGAAAAGAAAAGAACAAGTGTGACTCAAGACATACTGAAAAAATACTTTAATAGAACAAGATGGACAAATCATTCAGATTTTCCTGACAAGACATATTTAGGAAAAACTAAATATAATGTCAAGAATGACCAGGGACAAAAAATCAAATGAACTTTCTAAAAGAATTAAACAAGAAATTTGTATACAAGAAAGACTTTCAACAATTCGGTGCTAGAGACGCTTGGTATATAATGAAACAAGAACCATATCATGGTGATTGTGAAGACTATTCATTAACACTTTTATATAATTTAAAAGATAGAAGTATTACAAAACTTTTACTCAGTTTACTAATTAGAGAATCAAAAATTTGTTTCTGTAAAGTAGATGGAGTAGGACATGCTGTTCTTAAATATAAAGGACGGTATATTGATAATATCCAAAAGAAATGGGTTGAAAAGGGATATATGGAAAAGAGGGGATATGATTTCTCAGTTTGGATGTATATACCTTACCAGGTGATTATCAAATTAATTATGGGATTTTTCATAAATAAACGAGGGAAATAACATGCTAGCATGGATTAAGGCCAGATTGGCCGAAAGAACATCATGGGATGGTGCAACGATTATAGGAGTTAGTATTTTAGTACTAATCGCATCACCAGTAGTCAAGCTTATAGCTTGGCCTGCATTAGTGTATGGTTTATGGACACTTTATTCAGAAGAATAAATGCTCATAACACTTACAGATGAAGCATCTAAAAAGCTTATAGATAAAACGACCGATAACACTAATATAAAAATTGGAGTTAAAGGTAGTGGTTGTAATGGATTTTCTTATGATTTTGACTATCTCAAGGGCGAACCAGACCCAGAGACTAGTTTTGAGTTGACTTATGATAAATTTACTTTATGGGTAGACTATGCCGCCGTTGAATTTTTACACGGAATGACATTAGATTATCAATATACGGGTATAAACGAGGGGTTTACATTTATTAATCCCAACGCTAAAGCCTATTGTGGGTGCGGAGAAAGTTTCACAATCTAAATTTTTCATAATATTTTTATTTAAAGGCCACTTTCAGAGTGGCCTTTTTTATAAATACTTAATAAATACAATCGCGAATCCCTCGCGAGAGAGGAAATATGAAGAAGATAGGCATTTTAAGTATGTTACTATTAATGACAAGCTTTGGTTCTAACATTGTACTAGCTGATGGACCAGATCAGACTGGAACAGGTTGTGCTAATGGTACTGAATTTTGTGAAAACAATAATCAGACAACAACTAGTACTAGCACCAATACAAACACCAACGCGAATACTAACACCAACACTAGCACCAGCACCAATACTAACACCAACACTAGCACAAGTACTGCAACAAATACCAATAATAATACTAGCACCAATGCTAATACAAACACCAATACTAGCACCAATACAAACGCGAATACTAATGTTAATACTAACACTAATAGCAATACTAATAGCAATACTAATGCAAACACTAATGTAAATACCAATACTAGCACTGCAACAAATACCAATGCTAATACAAATACAAACAGTAATACAAATGCTACAACTTATACTGGAAGCTCAACAAATACCAATGCTAATACAAATGCGAATACTAATGTAAATACTAGCACAAGCAATAATGTAAATACCAATGTAAATACAAATAATAGTACCAGTAATAATACTAGCAATAACACAAATACTAATACTAATAACAGCACCAACAATAATACTAACACTAATAATTCTACAGTAAATAGTACAGCTAGCAATACAAATGTAAATACAAATAATAGCACAGTAGATCAAACAGTTAATAGTACTAGCACAAGTAATAATACTAATAATAGCACCTCTGACAGCACATCTAACAATACAAATAATAATAATAATACAAGTACAAGCACATCAGATAGTAATGTAACCACAAATAATAAGAACGAAAATACTAATAAAAACGAGAACATTAATAAGAATGAAACCAATCAAACAATTAAACAAGAGATTACAACAAAAGCTCCACCCGCGAGTGCAATTGCACCTTCAATCGGGAGTTCTTATTCTCAGGACTTGTGTACCACAGGTATATCCGGTGCTTTTCAAGGTCAAGTCTTTGGTTTATCAGGTGGTAAATCTGTAAGAGATATGAATTGTGAAAGGATTAAACTTTCTAAAACAGTTTATGATATGGGTATGAAGGTAGCTGCTGTATCTTTAATGTGTCAAGACGAAAGAGTATTCCAAGCAATGGAAATGGCTGGAACTCCATGTCCTTATATGGGTAAGATTGGAAGCGAAGCAGCCGAAGCATGGGAAGAAAATTCAACAGACAGACCAGATGCTAAAGAATATGCTGATAAAAAGAAACCGACACGGAAAGAAAAGAAAGCTGAAAAGAAAAGATTAAAACAAGTGGCTGCCGATAAGAAGGCTGAAGAAAAAAGAATAGCGGCTGCAATCAAAGCTTCCGAAGATAAGATGAATGAAGAACTTGAGAGAAGAAAAGAAAAATTCATTGCACAATGTTCAGCTGAACCTAATCCAACTAGAGATAGAATTAAGAAAGATGTTGTAGGAGCAATTGATTCGATTATAACTCCAAAAACAAAAACAAATGGACAATGTGCTAAAGAATGGGAAAATTTAAATATATAATACTACTAGCAACTTGTCTATTCACGACAAGTGCAATAGCAGATAATAACACTAACTGTACTAACAGTCAGGACTGTTATAATAGTGGAGTTTACATCTACGAAAGTGGACAAGACCTTATAGACCTACAAACTAATTATATAGCTACATCTTACAATCTAAATTCAGGCGACGATACTTGGTCAAGTGAAGCTACTCTTGGTATGGAATGGAATCGTTGGGGTCAAACTTGGTCTCATGCTAGAATGTCTACTAATGGTTGTGTAAACCTTACAAGTGGATCAGCAGGTGGCACATCAGCTAACTGTCAAGACTATACACCACAATCCTTACCTTACCAAGATTATACCTTATATCCTTTTTGGACAGATTTAATTAGGCAAAATAATGTTTCCGCAATGTTATTCAGAGACTTCGGAGATCATGTTGTCTTTGGTTGGTATAAGATGAGAGAGTATAATAGAAATTCTAGTAATAGTTTTGAAGCAATTCTTTACGATAACAATTCATTTGAATACAGATACAGAGAATTAGATATTGAAAATCATGATGTTCTTATAGGTGAACAAGGACATCACTCGTCTACTCCAGCAGATACTAAGACATACTTATTTTACAATGATGGCCAAAGTGGTTATAACACTTTAGATGCTTACTTGGCAAACTCAGGGTGGCCTGATATAGAAAATGGTGGTTCACTATTCGGTGGAACAGAAGCTCAAATGTGTGACCTTAATGCTTTATATGCTAGTACATGCTCGGGATACGCAGCAGCTTACTTAGCTCAACAATGTGCGTTGAATACACTATACAATTCGGAATGCACTGGATACGCTGCAGCTTATTTAACTCAACAATGTGATTTGAATACTTTGTATAATGAAGCTTGTACAGGTTATGCAGCAGCGTATTTAATATACAAATGTGATATAGATGCTTTATATAGTTCAAGTTGTTCAGGATACGCAAGTGCGTTAGCTCAAGAACAAGCATTAGAAGATGCAATCTATGGAACTAATACTGATGGCCAAGGTGAATATGATGAATATGGATATGAAGATGAATATGGATATGATGAATATGGAAATGCCTATACACAAGATGATATGTGGTATGATGAAGAATTTGATGAATATTTAGATCCTAATGATCCTTGTTATCAAAATAACTGTGCAGACTTTACAGATGCTGATTGGTATGCATTAGACATAGACCAGTTTGGTCAAGAACAAGTTGACGAATGGTATGGGTCAGAAGTAGAATTTTCAGATGATGGTATGATTGATTATGATCAATATGGTTCAACAGAAGAGGAATATTGGGGTGAGATTGATGATGGTATGAATACTTATGATGAAGAACAGGAAGCAATATGGGCGGCAGAAGAACTAGCGTGGCAACAAGAAGAAGAACAAAGAATGTTAGAAGAACAAGAAATATATGCACAAGAAGAAGCAGCATGGGCAGAAGAAGAAGCATTTTATGAAACTCTTGAAACTGATGCAGATTGGTATGATTATGAAGTAGAAGAATTCGGTCAGGAACAAGTTGATGAATGGTGGGGTGAAGAGGTATCTTTTAGTGAAGAAGGATTTGTTGAAGAAGCTTTGTATGCCAATGTTGACGATATTTACATTTTAGAAGAAACAATAGGCGTAGAGATATTTGTAGAAGAAGAATGGTCAACTGATGAAGAATTAGATATCTATGAAGAAGTATTAGAAGATTATGAATTAGAAGCATTAGAAACACAAGAAGAGGAAGTCTTTGAAGAATTTGAAGAAACTTATGAAGAAGAAGAACTTTACATAGAAGAAGATGAAGCTTTTGAAGAACTTATTAATGAAGAAGAATTAGAAGAACTTATTAATGAAGATCGCGAAGAAGAATTTTATGAAGAAGCTCAGGAGGAAGAACTTTTTGATGAAGAAGGTGATGACAGTAATGATTCAGGATCAAATATTCAAAGAGAAAAGAAAAGTACTTTAATGATAGCTCAACAAGAACAACAAACAATACAACAGGCTGTATCTCAAGATTCAGCTCCTAGTAGTTCACAGGCAGTTGTAGGAGCAATAGATTTTGGTGGTACACAACAAGATCAATCAACAGTAGCAGATGTCTTACAAGAACAATTAGATGATGGCTCAGGTAGCACAGCGGGTGGAAGTTTTGACAGTAATTCATTTTCAACTGGTAGTGGTACTATGGCTAGTAGTAATCAACAACAAATATCTCAATCTACAGGTGATACTCAAATAATGGAACAACAAGAACAATTAACAGGTCAATCACAAATACAAGTAGCAGAAGTAGTTGACGCTGGACCAGCAGTATCAGCTTTTGAAGTATCTGAACAACAACAAGAACAACAAGAAGAACAACAAACATTAACTTTTGATGATGGTTCTAGTTTTACATCAGCAGGTCAGAACTTTGAAAGTTCTTTTGATGATGCATTGGGATCAGGACAAAGTATTGGTCAATTTTTAAGTAATCAACAACCAAACTTTGCTAAATTTGATGTTGCACCACCAACTGTTAGTGAACAGAATGTTTCATCAGCTGTAGAATCATTAGCTGATAGAGTAGGTTCACAAGTAGCAGCACAGAACTTACAAACACAACTTGAAGATGTACAACAAGGTGGTGGGTTTGATGTTGATCAAACAGCAACAGTTGCATATATAGGTTATACAGCAGGTTTTTCAGATTATACTGACCAAACACAATTATCTGATAGAGATGATTGGTATATATCTAAAACATTATATAAAGATAAAAAAATAGATGATAATAAGTTTAGTTTTTATATGATGGCCGGAAAAACACAGGCGAAATTACAAAAAATGATAAATAGTCAGTACAATCAATAGGAGATAGAAAAATGGCAGAAATAGAAGTAGCGGGAGTTAAAGCAAGTGGATCTAAACTACTTTTAATTCTCCCTTTAATAGGAACTCTCATAGGTGGTCTTTGGGGTGGATTTGAACTTTACAATAGATTATTGATAGCTGAAAAGAAATTAGCTAATTTAAATCCAGTAGAAATTACTAATCAAGTGAAGCTTTTTAAAGAATCATCTGAACTTGAATTAAAGAATTTACAAGATTTAACTACAGTAATTAAAGATGATCTTGCAAAAGATATTACAGAAGCAGTTAGACTTGCTAGACAAGTAGAATCAAGCTCTGCAGAAACTCAAAGACAAATTAGAACTGATGTTTATGACATGGAACGAGAGATGCAGAAGCGTTTCCGTGAAATGGATCAAGACATTAGAGATAATAAAGATGATCTAGAAGAAAAGATATCTACGATATTAGAAAATCCACTTAATGATGTTGAATAAAATTTATACTTGATACCGCAGGTACACTTTTGTTATAATATATACATAATCGTGTGAAAGAACTCCTCGTTGTGTTGGTTGTTAGAGGTTGAGAGGAGAAAGGACGAAGTGAAAGTTTTTTTCTATATTGATTTATAGTTGGAATAAAATCTATTAAGACGAGGTAAGACTCCCGCAGAAACTTTCGAAATAGTAGTCTGAAATGGTTCCATGAAATTCTTAGTTAGTTGGGATTGGGTTAAAACAACATCACATTATAGTGGAAGGCCGAAACCACTTAGATAAAAAATAGAGTGTAAGAAATTGGGTTAATACCCAAGACATTGAAGGGAGATTAACTTGATACCGCAGGTACACAAATGTTATACTATGTATATAGAATGAAAAAAAGTGAGAAATAATGGATAGAACCCTAGAAACTCTACAAGAATATCTAAATACAGATATTGTAATTAATAAAGCTTGGTTGGGTAGTAGCGATTTTTTGGCTGATGTTGTAGCAAAATATATGACAGGCAAAGAACTAACTGAAGGTCAGAAAAGAGGTGTAATGAATACACTAAAGGCCAAAGTTAAATATGAAGATAAAACTGGTCAAGTTGAGTATGATGAAAATGCTGAACCAAAAGGTTCATGGGTTGGAAAAGAAAAACAAAGATATGATCTAGTTCTAAAGTATATATCAGGACACGGAACTACTAGAGGATTTCATGTTTATAATTTTGTTGACAGAAATGAAAATAGATTTGTAATGTTTTCTGATTTTAATAGACTATATCCACACAATTCAACAACATCATTAGTTGATGGTGATGTCTTTAAAATAAGAGCAACAGTCAATAGACATTCAATGAATACTAGTAAATACAATTCAACAGGACCAGTCAGAGAAACAGTTTTAAATAGACCCAAAATAGGGGAATATATAGGAAATAAAAATGAAAGTTAGAGAAAAATTAGCACTTCGAAGACGAAGATTAAAAGCTTTAAGAGCTGCTGAGAAAAATGCTCAGAACCCAGAATTTAAACAATTATGGGCTAGAAAAAAGAAAGAACTCTTACATCTAGATATATAATTGTTATAAATATAAATGATCCGCCGAATTATCGGGGATCTTTATTAACCTTGCTTAAATAATTAGGAGGTCAAAAATGACTATAAATGAAGCAATATGGAGAGATTTATCTCCGTTCACAATCGGCTTTGATAATGTATTCAATTCATTAGACAGAGTTCGATCAATCCCACAAACCAATTATCCACCTTACAATATTCGTAAGGCATCAGGAGAAGATACATATCTTATTGAACTAGCAGTAGCTGGCTTCGGAGAAGATGATCTAGAGATATCTCTAAAAGAGAATAATCTTACTATTACTGGTGATCTCGGAGAGAAAGATAGTGGGTTTGTCCATCAAGGAATCTCACAAAGAAAATTCTCAAGGAACTTTGTTCTTGCAGAAGATGTTGTGATTAAAGGTTCGGATCTTTCTAATGGTATTCTTACCATTTATGCAGAAAGAGTAGTTCCTGAGGAAAAGAAACCTAGAACTATTGAGATTGGTGGTCTCAAAAAATCAGATAAGAAACAATTCTTAGCTGAATAACTATGAGCATAGCTGAGGTGTGCCTTGGCGGGAGCGTCTATAATTTTAACAGTGGTTTATAATCCACCGGAGAAAAAACTTGACATCTCAGCGAATGCTGTTATAATAATAGTATGTTTAGAAAAATAAAAAATTATATTATGAAATTCTTTAACAGAGAAGATGAAGATTCTGAACTAGACTATGTGAATTATCATGATGCATATATGTCTCAATTAATAAATAATAAACAAGAGGAAAAAACAAATGAATTGGTTTAATAAATTTGTAAATTTCTTTACTGAAGAACCTACAGGTGAAAGAGCTCGAGACGGAAAAGGGAGATATATCGCAGATGATAAATCTACTAAAAATGTCAATGAATCTTATACTGATGGTAAAACTCCAGTTAAGAAAAAGAAAGCGAAAGCTAAGACTGTAACTACTAAGAAGAAAGGTAGAGGCAGACCCAAAGGTTCTAAGAATAAATCTAAGAAATAAACTAAATTGGTTAAAAAACTAAATACAGATGTAGAAACACATTATCCTTTATTTGATAGTGGGTTATATACAGAAGTTGTTCATAAGACTGGTGAGAGGGCGATTAAGATCAATACAGGTCCATACAAAGATGTTATATATCAATATGGACAAGTGGAATTAATCCCTAGAGAACAGGAAGAAATACCTACTATGGATTTTGAACGAGCTATTAGAGCTTGTCCAGATGAATTAGTAGATACGATATCTGAGGATGAAGATTTCAATCAACTTATGAGTAATATATTAGTAGAACTTATAGCTAACCAAGGGTTAGAGGAACTGAACAATGGAATATAGTAAAGAATTTAGGGTAAGACTTAAAGACGAAATAACTTCTGATGAAGGTTGTGTACTTAAAGTATACAAAGATCATCTAGGTTATAAGACTGTAGGGATAGGACATCTTCTTCTGGAAACAGATGAAGAATATGAAATGGGTGTAGGTCACCCGATAACGCAGACTACGGCTGATGAATATCTGTTTCAAGATTTGAACATTTGTTTAAAGGATTGTGAGAACGCGTTCCACAATAACTGGAGAGATTGGCCAGAAGAAGTAAAATTAATAATCGCTAACATGGCTTTTAACTTAGGAATCACTAGATTACGAAAGTTCAAAAAGATGTTTACCGCTTTGAATAAGGGTGATTATAAAACAGCTTCAGAAGAAGGTCTAGACAGTAGGTGGGCTAAACAAGTCTATAATAGATCAAAACGATTAATGAATCGTTTAAGAGATATTGATGTGACTGATAAATTCGATTCAAAAGGTCGATTAAAATAATAGGAAAATTATATTATGGAAAAAATATTGAGAGAAGCACTCATATTAAAATATGAGGGAGAAATCG